TAAATCCACCTGCAGCTTTATCTTTGTAAGTGAATTTAGGTCCTGAGCCAATTCCAACACCTTTAGGTTTAATTGTTGATTTCGCTTCTCTAACAGCTCTTCTTTGGTTGTAAGATTCGTCCAAATCTTCTTCCTCTTCTTCCATCATGTCTTCGTCGTCTTCTTCCATCATGTCATCAAGGTCTTCTTCTTGTTCCATCATGTCTTCGTCGTCTTCTTCCATCATGTAATCGTCTTCTTGTTCCATCATGTCGTCTTCGTCTTCTTCATCGAATTCGATTTCATACATAACTTCTTCATCTTGGTCTACTTCAATATCTGAAGCGTCACCGTCTTTACTAAAAATAGCGTTAATTACATCTTCTGTGTCAACATCCATTTCGTCGATTTCATCTACATACATAGTTTCATCTAAATTTGTGTCTTCTTCAGACTCACCAAGCTTAACCAAATACTCTTCGTCAGTTTCGCTATCAGTTAAGTGAATATCGTCACCATCTTTTTTAACGATGATACCGTCTTCTTCACCCATAGCTTTGAAAACTTTCAGAATTTCTTCGTCAGAAGCGTCAGTTAAATCTATTGGACTTTCTTCAGAATCCATGTCCATGTCAAAATCCATGTCCATTTCATCTTCATTATCAGTGTCAAAGTCAACGTCCATCTCTTCCGAGTCGTCGTCTTCCATATCCACATCTAAATCAACCTCATCTTCGTCTTGCTCTGATAGAGATTCTTTTACTAACTGATTGATTTCTTCCTTCATAGTTGAAGCAAGTATTCCTTTTGCATTTTCGGCAATCGCCTCTTCAACGTTTTTCATTTGAATGAGTGCCTCTTGTACTAATGATTTATTTTCTTGCATGAAAAAATTGGTTATTTTAACTAATAAATAGTGTCAAAATGAAAAAAAATCATTTTGGTTATACTGTTACGTAAAGTTTATTTGAATTTATTTTCATTTATAAATATCTCCCAAACAAAAAAAGTGGTCATATAGACCACTTTTTTTAAATTGATTCTTAAATCAACTATTCGATAACTTCATCAATTTTACTTTCAGAAACTGCTGTGATTCTCCAATCATGGGTGAACCCCTCGTATTTCTTAGTCACTTTCGCCTCAACATCTGTAACTGAGTAACCTTTAACTAATTTTTCTTCTCTAATTTTTTTGATTTTCCCTGTGTTCTCATCAGGTAAGTCGTACTGAATTTTCGCGACAAAATACTTTTCTTCCATATGTGTGTTTTTTTTATTTTCCTAAAAAATCGTTTAATTTTTTCATTAAGTCAACTGACTTCTCCACATATCCGTTATTTTGTTTGTGATTTCTTTCTTCTTCTAAGTTCTCCTCGTATTTTGACCTCTCATCAACGTTTGAGAATAAGTAAGCTCCAGGTGTGGATGGTGATGATACTAAGTCAAAACAAATCAATTCAAAGTCGTCTTGTACTTCGTTTCTCTCTCCAACTTTTTTAAGTGAACCTACACCTCTTGAAGAAACTCCCATAGTAACTCCTTGTCTCATTAAGTTCGCCGCTTGGTCTCCTTTAGTTGATACTATACCTCTTTCGTGGAAACCTGGTGAAGTTAATAATTTTAACTTACCCATTAGGATATTACCTTCCCACCAAATGTCCGTAATTAAATGGGCAACTCTATCTAAGTCAATTAATGAAGATTCAGGGTGGTTAAGTTCTGAAGTTGACAATCCTTTTTCAATCGCCTTTTTATAGTTTTCGGCTTCTCTTTTAAGAATTCTTTCAGGATAAGTTCTACCGTTTCTATTTGGTGTGTCGTATTTTTGTAAAACAGCATAGAACTCAAATGGATTTCTATAATCCATTTCTTTAGCCTCTCTTAACATTTTTTCATTACGAGAGTCTCTAGGTGATACCCAACCTGCGTCAGCCTCAACTAAGATACCGTGACCTGATTCACTTGCCTCTAATATTCTTAAATTTTTCATCTAATCTTTTAAGATAAATATACCGTTCTTAATTGTTTATTGATTTACTGTCTTTTTTGAGGTTGAAAAATCAAAGTATTTGTTTTGTTGGATGTTATTTCTGAACACGGAATTAACTATTGTTTTGATAGAATCTTTAATTTCGGGGGATTTAAAATCCATTTCAGAGTTGGTGTATAAATTAATTTCTAAATTAAAAAAAGATTTTTTGCCGTGAGATATTCCACTTGTTCTGAGGTCCAAGTCGACAATACTTTTTTCTTGAAATAATTTTTGGTTAATTGATTCGAATACTGAATGTTTTATCTCTCGTCCTAAATTTGAGACGACTCTATTCCAATTGTCATATTCTTTTTTTGGGGTCACCCATGATTGGATGTTGATGTATACTGATTTTAGGTTTTTTGAATCGACGGTTCCGTAGACTGACTTAATTGGATTGTATAAATTTAACTTTACACTTTTTCCTTTTTTCATTAATGTTCATGATTATGTATGTTTATTTTCTATAAAAGAATAATGTATTTATAGTTAATAGTCAAAAAAATTTAAATTGTATGATAATAGTGAACATTAAGAGCGGGGACAATATTGAAAGAGCCCTGAAGATGTTAAAGTCTAAAGTAATTAAGACAAAACAAAATCAAATATTAAAAGAGAGAACACAATATACAAAAAAATCTGTGGTCAAACGAGCACAGATTTTAAAAGCTAAGTATATTCAAAGTAAAAAGGACTTATTAGATTGATTCCTCAAGATTTTTTAATCTTAAAAAATTCATTTGGTCAAACTTTTCATCTTTTAATTTGTTAATTGTTTCTGAAATTCTTGTTTTAATTTCAGTTTCACCTTCCGTCTCCATTCTTGCTTGTAACTTAGTTATAGCGCTTTCACGGATAACTTCGAATTTCCCCTCAAGAGTTTTAGTATCCTCAGAAACAATTTGTATGAATTCTTTTTTAGAATTCTCATCTAAAGTATCAAGGTAATTTCTCAATGTTTGGTTTGCAATATTCACCATAGACTTAATAGGAATATTGATAGATTCTTTTATCGTTTCTGTCTTTGATGTTATGATTGAAATAATATTTTTCTTGGCAGTTACCCTTTCCATTAAATCAGTTTTTTGACTATAAACTAACGTATCGATATCTACGTAGTTGTTTTTCACTGATTCGGAAACTGTTTTTGGTAATTTAATACTTGGCAAAACTCTTTGTAATAACGATAAACCTTCTTCTAAAAACTCCTTCGCGTCGTGTTCATTCAACCCCTGAGGCGTACTCAGTTGGTCGTATAACGCGTACGCTCTCGACATAGATTTATTATTCAATACATTGTGTTTGAATTCTCTAAGTGTCTTCTTAAAATCCTTTTCATCTTTGTAGGATTCTAGCAGATTTTTTTCCATTAGGGATTTTATGTTACCAAAGGTCATTTTGCTCGTTTTCAAATAAATATTACGTATTTAATAACTTATCCAATTCTTTTGAAATTTCTCCTAAAGATTCTTGACCCTGACCTAAATCTATCATTCGAGAACCCTCGATTAAATTGTTTTCAAGTAAGATATTCATGTCTTTTTCTTTAGATTCTGGAGCTAATTCTGGTTCTCCTGTTGGTGGTGGAGCCTCTCCTCCTGCTGGCGGTACTTCAGCACCTAAATCAGGAGATGGTGCCACTCCTCCTCCAAATGATGGTGGTGCTCCTAACTCTTCAGTTCCTCCTGGTGTAGTTGCAGCTCCTGCCGCAGGTGTTGCTCCCGTAGCACTTCCGTATAATTTATCTATGTTATCAAATAGTCCTGTTTTAGTAATAACTGTAGGTGTTGCTTTAAGTTCTTCACCAACAGCTCTTTCAACTCTTTGTTGTTGTAAATCCAAACGAACTTCTTCGTCAGACCATCCAAAGATATGTTTCTTAGCCCATGTAGATGATGTTGCTTGAATACCGTTACCTGGGTCAGATACTAAGTCTTTGTATAATAATACTTTTTCTTTCCAAACATCAATCTTTAATAAGTCAGCTTGAGTTGATGGGTTTGTAAGACCGATAGTAAAGTTTGAAAGTTCATCCTCAAATCCTAATAAGAATAAGTGAACAATCGCAATCTTATTTAACTCAGCCAACATACTCTTTTGGATTCTATTGATTGTACGAGCAAATCTAATATCTTGTAATGCTAAGTTCTTACCGTCACCCACAACTTCTTCAAACCCTAAGAATGCCTTAGGTACACGAAGTGCAGTTAATAATTTCTTTTGGATATACTCGATATCCGCAATCTCTGATAAGTTTGTTGCTCCAGGTAATGTTGTAATTGGGTCTGGCGCCGCAGGGTCTCTAACAGGAATAAAGTAATCTTGGTCAACCGCCATTTGGTTAAACCTCATATCTACGTTACCTGTTTTGTTATCTACAATTTGTTCTCTTTTAAATTTGTTAGCAACACGTTGTACGTAAGCTTCAACGTCATCATCATTCATATTACCTACGAACACTTTGAACATTCTTCTTTCAGGTGCTCTTGAAGTACGATATATTAACATCGCATCTTCCGATAATAATAATTGTTTCCAAATTCTTCTAGCCTTTTCTAACATAGAAGTACCGTAAGGAAGTTTTCTATCGTCACCTAATAATCTAAAGTGAGCGATTTCCCACGATTGGAATTCCATATTTTTATTCTTCCAAGTGAAGTGTAACGCTTTCTTATCTTTGTCTAACTCTTTTGTAATGTCTGTAGAAATTTTTGCACTAACTCCTACCTCATGTCTTTCAATCTCAATCGTTGGTAACTGTTGTACCCCCACAACCCC